ATACGGCGCTCTCCGACGAGGACTTGCAACGGATGCTCGACGGGTGCGCCGACGACCAGGGCCGCCGGTGTGATTGGGGGCAGGCCGCCGCCCCACCGGCGGCCTACCCCGACACGCTCGCGCAAGCTCTATTGCGTCGGGTGCAACGGGAGGTAGCCGCGCGAAACCTCCCGCTCGGGATGGTGGGGCTCGACGCCGCCGAGTACGGGCCGCAACGGCTCCCGGTGTTTGACGCGCTCGTGGAGGAACACGAGCGCGGCTATCGGCGGGTGGTGCTCGCGTGAGCCTCGCCGCCCCGACGCTGCACCCCGCCGCCGACGTGCGGGCCGGGCTCGTGACCCTGCTAAACGGGCTCGGCTCGCTCACCGGCTACCCCGTGGCACCGGATCAAGCAACCGCCGGGGCCGCGTGGCCCAAGTGGGTGCAATCGACGTACACCGGGCACCTGTGCGACACCCGCGAGGACACGTGGGAGGTGTACGCCGTGCTCCCCGCCGACTACCTCGCCACCACCGTCGACCAGGGCGACCAGCTCCGCGACGAGCTGGTGCCCGAGCTCGCCACCTACGGCTCGGTGACCTACGCCGAGCCCGTGCAAATCCAATTCAACGACCGTCAAGCCATGCCGGGCATCCGTGTCCGAATGGTCACGAGCTAGGAGCGAAATCATGGCCGTCGGAGACACCTACAACCTCGGGCCCGGGGAGTTGACCATCGGCGCCATCGGCGCCCCTATCGACGTCTCGTGCCTCATCAACAACGCCGTGATTGCCGCCGACAAGGACCAGGGCGACTCGGTAACAAAGCTCTGTGGCGACGTGGTGCCGGGCTCGGTGACCTACAGCTACACGCTTTCCGGCAATACCGACATCGACATCACCGACCCCGCCGGGCTGTTCGCGCTTTCACAGTCGGCGCCCGGCTCGCAACAGGACTTCACCTTTACGCCGTCGACCGAGGCCGGGACCGCCGCCGCCGGAAAGCTCATCATCGACCCGCTCGATTTCGGTGGTGACACCACCGGCGAAATCATGGCGTCCGATTTCGAGTTTGCCCTTGTCGGTAAGCCGACCTACACCATCGGGGGCGCCGTGCTCGCCGTCGATGACGAGGCCGCCGACGAGGAGGCCGTGGCGTGACGAAGGGGGCAACGACCGAGCTCGTGGGGGCCACCCGGCTCCGCGCGACGATGGCCGTTGCCGCCTCCCGGATGGATGAGCTCGACCGGGCCGAGGCCGCCGCCGGTCGGCTCATCGAGCAACGCGCCCGGGGGCTAGCTCCCAAGCGCACCGGACGCCTTGCTAGCTCGGTGCGCGCACAGCCCGGTCGGGGTGAGGTCGCCGTGGCGAGCTCGCTCGTTTACGCCGGGGTCATCGAGCACGGGTGGGCCGCGCACGGGATCACCGCGCACCCGTTCCTAGTGCCGACCGCGCACGCCTCCGAGCCCGTGTGGCGCGCCTACTACGTGGCCGACGTCAACGCCGTACTAGCGCAAGTGAAAGGGGCCTAGGGCCGCTATGGGTGACATCCGCTTGACCTCTCCCCGGGTGATCGTGCTCCGGGACGGTTACGACCCGCTCGAAATCCAGACCGCCAACCCCGACCTGATTCTGTGGGACCGAACCCGCATCAAACACCGGTGGCCAAAGTTCGATGAGGCGCCGTTTCTGTGGCTCACCTTTCTTGCGTGGGCCGCCGCCCGCCGCACCGGTGCCATCCCGACCGACATGACGTGGGACCGGTGGGAGGCCGAGGTCATGGAAGTCACCGACGCCAACCAGCTCGACGCCGACGCCGAGCCCGACGAGCTCGGGAGCCCTACCGAGCCGGGACACGCTCCCGGCTAGTGGTCGAGCTCGCCGTGGCTACCAACACCGCCCCCGGGGATTGGTGGGACGAGCCCGACGAGGTGCTAGCTACCGCGCTCGACGTGTTGGAACAGGCCGCCGCCAGGGCCAAGAGGAGGAGGTGACCCCATGGCCGATGCAACGCTCATCGTCAAAATCATCACCGACGCCACCGGCGCCGGTAAGGGTTTCGCCGCCGCTGACACGTCGATCGGGAAGACACAACGGCGCCTCGGGAAGATGGCCGCGCCCGCCGGGGCCGCCATCCTCGCTATCGGCGCTTTCGGGGCCGCCGCCGTCGATGCCGCGAGCAAGACACAACAGGCGATTGGGGCCGTCGACTCGGTGTTTGGGAAGAATGCCGGGACCGTCAAGAAATGGGCCGGGAGCGCCGCCACCGACGTCGGGCTAGCCAAATCGGAATACCTAGAGCTCGCCGCCGTGCTCGGGTCACAGCTCAAGAACATGGGGCTACCGCTCGACCAAGTGGCCGGGAAGACCAAAGACCTAGTTGCGCTCGGCGCCGACCTCGCCGCCACCTACGGGGGCACCACCAAGGAGGCCGTCGAGGCTCTCGGGAGCGCGCTCCGTGGGGAAACCGACCCCATCGAGCGTTACGGCGTGTCGGTGAAACAGGCCGACATCGCTGCACAGCAAGCAAAGGACGGCACCGACAAGCTCACCGGCGCGGCGGGCAAGCAAGCCAAAACGATGGCGCTGTTGGCGCTAGTCAACAAACAGACCGCCGACGCACAAGGGCAGTTTGCCGAGGAGAGCGACAGTGCCGCCGGGGCCGCACAGATTGCCAATGCCCAATACAAAAACATGATGAGCACGCTCGGGACGGCGCTGCTCCCGGTGGTGTCTGCCGTGGTGTCGGCGCTCGGCAGGCTCGCCACGATGATGGCCAAGCACCAGACCACAACCAAGGTCGTTATTGCCGTCATCGCCGCGCTAGCTGTGGGCATCCTCGCGCTTAACGTGGCGCTCGGTATCTACACCGCCGTAACGACGTTGGCCGCATCCGCCACCCTCGCCGCGTGGGTGGCCGTGGCATGGCCAATCCTCGCCGTGGTCGCCGCCGTGGCGCTGCTCGTGGCGGGCATCGTGATCCTGTGGAAGAAATCCACCACGTTCCGGACCGTCGTGCTCGGGGTGTGGGGCGCCGTCAAGGCCGCCGCCACCGTGGCCGCCCGGGTCATCAAAACGGTGTTCCTCGCCGCGTGGCGGGTCATCTCGACCGCCGCCAGGGCCGTCGGCTCGGTGGTCCGCTCGGTGTTCAACGCCGTACGTAGCGCCGTCAACGTCGTCACGGCGACCGTTGCCAAGCTCATCGGCAGGATTCGTGACATCAAGGTCCCGGGGGTCATCAAATCCGCTTTCGAGGCGGTCAAGGCCGCCATCGGTCGAGTCATCACCACCGCCGGGCAGCTCATCGGCAAGCTCCGTGACATCAAGGTCCCGGGCACCGTCAAGAGCGGGCTAGAGGCCATCAAGAGCGCCGCCGACAAGGTGCTAAACGTCATTCAATCCATCATCAATTGGCTCGGAAACATCCCCACGCCGCACATCAATTGGCCGAGCCCGCCCAAGTGGCTCGACAAGGTGATCCCGGGCAGCTTCGCGGCCCCGGCGCCGATGGCGCGGGTGGCCGGGGTGGGCGCGTACGCCGCCCCGACGGGCCGCTCCGCACGGGCCGTGATCCCCGCGAGCTCCGGCGGAATCGTCATCAACATCACCGGCGCCATCGACCCCGAGGCGACCGCTCGACAGGTGCGCCGGTTGCTCGGTGGGCACGATCGGCGGATGGGCGGGCGGGTCCAATGATCGGCGACCACACCGTGACGCTCACCCCGCTAGGCGGGGCCGCGCTCGACATCACGTGTCTCATCGAGGAGGCCAAGCTAGAGCACGGGCGCGAGGACTCCGGGAGCCAACCCGAGCCGAGCGCGTGCACGCTCGACCTGTCGAGCATCACCGAGCTAGAGCCCTTGCCGGTCGGGCTCGAAATCGGCGCCGGGATCAAGGTCACGACCACCGTTGGGGTTACCGAGCTCGTGCGATTCGTGGGCCGCGTAACGGACATCAACCTCGGGTGGGAGGAGGCCGGGCCGCTCACCCCCGACCGGGTGTTTGGTCAGGTCATCGCGGTTTCAATGATGAGCGACCTAGGGCGCCGGATCGTCGGCGATGCCCCGTGGGCGCAAGAGCTCGACGGCTCCCGCGTGTCACGCATCATGGCCGCCGCCGGGGTGGTGCTCAACCCCGGCACCTCGGACCCCGGATCGGTGCAGGTGCTCGCCCGCGACGTCGACTCACAACCGGCGCTCGACGTGGCCAGGGCGACCGCCGAGAGCGCCGGGGGCATGGTGTGGGAAACCAGGGCCGGAGAGGTGCGTTACGCCGACGCCGAGCACCGGCGCGGCACAACCGTGCACCTCCGGCTCGACGCGTGCGACGTGCTCGTAACGCCGACGTGGCGCCGCACGACCGAGGGCATGGTTAACCGGGTGTCGCTCGGCTACGGGCCAACCCCCGATGAGGGCGAACAGCCGCGCTACGTGGCCGACGCGCCCGCCTCGGTGGCCCGGTACGGGCGCTATGAGCTCTCGACGGCAACCGAGCTCGCCAACCTCGCCGACGCAACCGCCATGGGGCAGCTCTTGCTCAACCGGAACAGCTCGCCGGTGTGGGTGATGAGCGAGCTACCGCTAGACGTCAAGGGCCTATCGGATGCCGAAACCGTGACGCTCCTCGGGCTCGACGTGCACTCATTGGTCGAGCTCACCGGGCTACCGAGCGCCGGGACCGCGCCAACGACCGCCGTGCTGTGGGTCGAGGGGTGGAGCGAAACGCTCGGCTACGGGGTGCACGACCTCACCCTCACCGTCTCCGGCTACTGCCGCACCACCCCGGCGCCCCGGTGGAACGACGTTAATCCCGAGTGGACGTGGGACACCTCGCCGGGCACGTGGGACGAAGCCAATTGCCTCGGGCCGCCCGTCTCGCATGGCCGGTGGGACGACGTGCCCGCGTCGACCCGATGGGACGGGGTACCCCCCGCGACTACGTGGGACACATGGAAGTGAGGACGTAATGGCTAACACCGTGAACGGGCTCCCGTACCCGGTCGGCACGGATCGGCTCATGGATGGCGACAACGTGATCCGGGCGCTCGCCGAGGCGCTTGACCCCGCCTCCCCATGGATCAACCCGGGGTTGGTGCCCGCCGCCGGGTGGACGTTCCAATCTCAGACGCTCTACGTGCAAGGGGCCCGCATCGACTTGTACATGGACGTAACCCGCACCGGCTCGACCATCACCATGGGCGCCGATGGGAACGTGGGCGACGTCCCGCTAGCTAGCGGGCTCCCGGCGCCGTATCGGCCCATCAACGTGATTTTTGCGGACATCATCCGCGCCGGGTCGGCGACTTTCTTCGGGCATTTCTCCTCCACCGGGGACATGTCACTCACCCATGGGCCCCCGACTGCCGCCATGGCTACCGGCGCCGTCGCTCGTGTTCGGGCCCAATGGATTCTCGGACTCGCCTAGCCCCGACACTCCACCTAGAAAGGCACTCCCGATGGCCTATTACGACCTGTTCCTCCTCGCTTTCGACGGCGATTTCTTCGCCCGCATCGAGGGTTGCGTGGCGTCCGAGGGTGCCGTTGACCCGCCCGGGTGGGCCGACGAGCACCGGTGGGCCGTGGCCGCCTCGCCGACCTTCGCCGACCGGTACGCCTCCGCTCTCGTGTCGGGGGTGCCCAACCCCGGGCGCGACCCCGCCGTGATCCCTGACGCCGACCTGCTCGCCGCTGTGCAAGCCATCGCCGTCGAGCCCTAGACCGTCCCACCCCAACCCGAGAGGAACACCACCCATGACCCGTCGACACGCAAAGAGCGAGACGACCACCGAGGCGACCGAGGAGGTAACCGAGGAGGTAACCGAGCCGACCGAGGAGAGCACCCCGGAGAGCTCCGAGGATGCCGACCAGGGCGACGAGAGCGCCGAGCCGACCACGGGTGCCAGCGCGGGCCGGGTAGCCCCGGAGAGCGCCGACGACGAGCCCGAGGAGAGCGCCGAGGAGTGACCCCCGATGACGCCGCAACCGTGGC